CTGGCTACAAGGCTTTGATTATCAGCACGAAGCAACTTGCCACCGGGGTTAAGATCGCTTAACTGGGTGTTGAAAGCAGAGTCAGCAAAGACCGCTCCTGCTATTCTTTTGGTATAGTTAGCCCCTACTTGGATAATGAAATCAACTGATTCAATCGCTATGGCTTGACCTGTTGGTACATTGACATAAGCGCCTAGATCTAAACTACCTTGAGTTATTGAGTTCGCCGGTGTTCCATTTGGAACTGCTATTGTTTCGGTCAAATAAAATGAGCCTGTTCTTGCTTTCGCCATACCCTATCATAATAGGCTTAGTTATTATATGTTATGACTTTCCTTCTCTTGAACATCTGTTCTAGTTCTTACGGTTATAGGACTCCGTTCTATACCCTAAATGCATCACCTCTAACGGTAGCAACTACCATAAGAGAGGTAATACTCCCCTCTATCCATGGAATGTTATAATTGCGGCCAAAGAAGAATGAGAACGATCTATCCAACGGGATATGTACAGAAAGTATGCGATACTTGTGGGTACAAATCTTACCCGATCAAGATCCCCGAGCCAATTAAGAGGTGTCAAGAATGAAAATCAGAGCATTGAAAATATCTGTTTCTGTTCCTCTACGTACTGTCGAAGAATTGGATCAATTAACTACCTACAAAGGCCGTTCCCGTAGTAAGTGGATCACTCAAGCGATCACAGAACGACTCAAGGGTTTAGATGCTACTCAAGACTTTACCGAGCGTCAATTAACTGCATTGCTATTTACTACTACAAAGAACCCCTTATTGAAAGTGATACTTGGCGAACTTCTAAACCCAACTAAACTTGAAACCCACCGGGAGAATAAATAGGCTTGAATCCAATTGATTCAACTCTATCCCGTTCTATTGATGAGTATTGATCCTTTCCTTTAGTTCTCCCCTGGGCGATCAGTGAAGCGGCTCTAAACTGTAGATCAATAAACTCTTCAAAACCTTCCAACATTATACCCATAGGTGTGCGGTCAATCCACTTTGGGGAGTCGGGTCTATTTTCCCACGCTCTAACTAATAGTCGCCCAATTCTTTCAAATTCTTCATAAGGATTCGATGCTTGAAGGATTTCCGAATGTGTTGGAAACTCTGTTTTTGATATTGTTTTAGCCGATAAATCCTGATCAAGATTTTTCTTTTTAGATTCTTTACTTGCTAATTCTTTTGGTACACACTTGCCATTCGTGCGTACAAATCCGGGAGGGCAGCGTTTCATTAAATCACTCTTGATTAGCAAGTTCGTATGATCTCTTAAGCCTCATCATGTATTCCAGTTTAGGCTCTTCTCTAATACTGCCGGGAATAACAATTCTTGAAGCGGGAATAAGTAGACTCTCGCCAATACTACTTGATAGCGTAGTAGGTATGACTAATTTGAGAACATAGAGTTTATCTGCTGCAGTTGGTGATAACGATCCGAATTGATTTGATACAATCGGCTGACACATACCCAAGGTCGCTAACGTGCCGTTGATGAGATTCGTGTTTACTTGTCCAAACAAAACCGTCTCCCATTGCTCCGCTTCTTTAGTCTGCGGTACTAGGGGAGACCCGGAAGTCAAGAAGCCGGGCATACTGCCACTAAGGAACTCATATGCTAAGTCAAGGGGTTCTGTTGGTACTGATGAAACAAGATAAATCACAGATTGACCCGATCCGTTTTGAGCGATATATGATCCTGCTTCTTGAACAAAGGCCGTTAGAGGATAGAATGTTTTCCTTTCTAAAGCATAGCCGCTTAGATCTATTGAACCTTCCCAAACCAAAGCACTACCAATTAATACTCTCCAACCGTTAGAGATGCTATCTTCTTCCCAGAATTCCCCGTCTTTTGTTGTGGGTAGGCAAGAAGGAATTTCCTTTCTTAAAATCCGATCCATATCACTCATTTTTTAGCCTCCTTTTTGGTGCTTTTTGTGGTACTTTTGGATTTTTTAAGGGGCTTAGTGTCCTCTTTATCTTTAGCCAGACGAGCTTTTTTTGGCAATTTAATGCCGTAAGGAGTCCACATTATTTTCGACTCCTTTTGAATGCCTTTGACATAGCAGCGAGGTTTAATCTTCCTTTTTTGTCTCCACGCTTAAATTTAATGTGGTTTGATTTGTTTTTGATGTATCGCTGCCATGCTGAAAGTTTACGCTTAGTGACTTTGGCCGCTTTAACCACTTTCTTACCCGTAGTGCGAGCGTCGCTAACAGTGCGCTTAACATCACCAATAAGTTCTCGAATTTCATCAAGAGTTCCCTCAATCTTAACCAAGGTAAACACCTCAGTTATCCGAGGCGGTGCTTTGGATAGCGATCGCCATCCAGTCTTCCTGTGCCAATTTGACCACTCTAGCACGAACTCTAGCAGTGACAAAAACATCGTCAGTCAAAGCCGAATCGCCATTTGAAAAAGTTAGGTAGAGAGTATCATTGACGACCATGAATGCTTCGCTTAGAGCAGCAGTTCCAAAGTTATCCGGGAAAAAGTCCGTTCCTTCAGAGGTTAAGTTATTTGTAAAATCAATGTTGATCGCTCCACTGGCTACAAGGCTTTGATTATCAGCACGAAGCAACTTGCCACCGGGGTTAAGATCGCTTAACTGGGTGTTGAAAGCAGAGTCAGCAAAGACCGCTCCTGCTATTCTTTTGGTATAGTTAGCC